GCCGGCGCGCTTCTTGCCGACTCGGCGCATGACGTGGAAGCGTTCACCGTGGAAGCCGCGGCCGCCGGCCAGATTGAGCCACTTCGATTTGCCGTGATCGGCACAGTTTCGGCTGTAATCAGCGCGCCAGTCCGGGTCATCGCGATCACGGTCCAGCAACACTTCCCACTCCCCCCACTGTTTGAAAAAGAAAGCCACGCCAGCCGCCACGCACTGGTCGCGCAGCGCCCTGACCCAATCCGGGTGCATGGGGCGGGCCTTCGGGCCGCTCTCGCCGCCGACGATGACCTGCGCCCGCTTACCGAGGGCAAGGAATTCCGGCGGCAGGGTGATGGGGCCTAGCAGCGGTTCGGCGGATATGCCGATCCAGGGGATATTGTGCCGCTCCATGAGCTGCAGCAGGCGCGGGATATCCCGGTCGGCTTCGCTCTGCGAGGTGACGCTGACAATCAGGCCGGCATGGGCGGGCCATGTCGCGCCGATTTCGGTAAGCCGCTTTTCGATGGCGGACAGCCGCTTGGTGACGATCTGGAGATAAAGCCTGTTGCAGGCATGGATGGTGCGCCATGCTTCATCGAACCATGGCAGCGGCGCTTCCAGATCGAACAGATCGGACATGGATTGCACGAACACGCGGCGGCTGATCGTGGCGTGATAACCGCCGATCTGGTGATCGGCAGCCCACCATGAGTAATCATTGTCGAGCCGGTGCATGAGCGCGACGGCGCCCTTGATCTTGCGGCGCGGCTTGCTGGTGCCCCAATGAGGGCCGCCGAAGCGTTCTGCGACCTTCTCCGCATAGCAGATATCGCAACCTGGGCCGACCTTCGTACAGCCCCACCAGAAATTGACGGTTGCGTCCGTCCACTCGATAGCAGTGTTCGCGCCCATGGCGATCACCGCTTGCCGGCGGGGTTGAGGGCGCGGGCGATGCGGGATTCCAGATCCTCGACCATGCCGCGCAGCACGCCGACTTCGGTTTTCATCGCCTGCAATTCGGCGATGTCGCGTTCCTCGCCGAAGGCGGCGCGACGGGTGCCGGCGACCATTTCGACGCTGGCTTCGGTCTCGCGCGCGATGCGGGCGTCAGAGTAGCCGTTGCGCCAAATGCCGGTCTCTTCATCGAAGTGCGCTTCCAGCAGCGCCATGACCTGGCGCACCAGCTTGGGCGTAGGGCTGTCGGCGGTGGCGTTATGTGCTGCCGGCGGCGGCGTGGGGCGCGGTGGGGCTGCTTCTGGCCGGGGCATGGTGATCTTCTCCTTCTCCTGACGGGGCGGTGCTGTCACGGCTGCGGGCTTCGGCGGTGCCGGCGCCCGCCAGCGCTTACCCTTGCGCGACCAGCCCATGGCCTCGAACTTCTGGGTGGCCTGTTCGGGCGGCATGTGGACGGCGTTGCTGATTTCCTCACTGACCTCTTTCCAGGGGTCAGTGATGCGCAGTGTGTGGAGCGTCTTGCCGGCGACCACCTTCCTGCGCGGTTCGATGCCGTACTGGGCATAGATGCCGGTGCCCATGGTCAGGCACTCCCGTACTGCCGGCGGATTTCCTCAACGCAGGCCGAATCCAGATCATCAAGACGGGTGTTCAGCAGCAGGAACCGCACGATCCGTTCCGCTTCCCGCCGCCTTTCGACTTCGCGGTTGTTGGCTTCCAGCAGTTCGGTAACGCGGTCGGTGGTCTGCTGGCGGACAAAGCGCCGGCTGCCGGGGAACAGGTCCGAGCGGTACTCTTCCACGACCTTCATATCGGCAGCGGGAACGCCGATCGGTGCATCCTCGCCGCAGCCCTTGCCGGGCTTCAGCCCGGTGGGGTCCGAGAAGTCCTGCCAGAACACCCAGCCCTGCGGGCACCAGAAACCCCAGGGCCGGCGCACCGGGCCGGTGATGAAGAGCGACCAGCTGTGCTGCAGCACGGTCTTGTCACCGCCGAAGGCGCGGGCCAGCAGTTCCAGCCGGTGGGCGGCGTTGGCGGGCCGTGCCACGATGCTGCCGGCCGGGCGATACACGGCCTCGATCTTCCGGTTGTGCGGCCACTGGCCGGGGAAGGCCGGGCGGTGTTCGAGATAGCCGCCTTCCAGCACCAGGCTGATGTTCGGCCAGGGGTGATCGTGCAGGGCGCGGTCATCGTCGCTGCGGACCTGGTTGTGCAGGTACAGGTTGAACCAGTGGTTCCGGGGGATGACATGCCAGCGGCGGATGTAGGGATCGTCCTCGCCGCCGATGATCTTGTCGGGCGGCCTGCGGGCAGCGACCGTGGCGCGCAGGGTGCGCAGCAGCAGGCGACGGAGGGGAGCGGGAAGGGTGGCCATGATCAGGACTCCTTCTTGTTCTGCTGCGCGGCCTGGCGCAGCAGTTCGGCGCAGGCGAGGCCGCCGGCAATGGCGCCGGCCAGCAGGCCGGCATAGGCGGACAGGCCCAGCAGCGCCGCCAGGAAGCCGAAGGCGAGCGCGGCCACGCCCATGGCGATCGATACCGCCACCAGCAGCAGCGCCACGCTGCCGATGATGGTGACGATGGACCCGGCGATCGCCAGCAGGCGCTGGGTGATGGTGCGTGGCGCTTCGCCGGTCGGCGGGGTGGGGGTGTTGGCGTTTGCGGGGTTCATGGGGTGGTCCTTTCCCGAAGACGAAACAGTTCCCAGGGATCGACCCATGCGGCTTCGCGCACGCCATCCTGATAGCGAACCAGCGCATGGCCGCTGCCGGTCAGCGGCGGCATCAGGATGACAACGGGCCGGGAGAAGTGGCGGCATGCCGCGCCCGGATGCAGGTGCGGCGCGAGGCTGTTCACGGTGAACAGTTCCGGCCCGGACTCCTTCACAAGGTGCAGGCTCATGCCGCCCTCCCGGTGTTTTCGCGCGCGGCCTTGATCTGTTCGGCGCGAATGCGGGCCTTGTAGGTCAGGCGGTCGATGGCGGCGGGCGGCCAGCCCATCTGGTACAAGTGGCTGTACAGCACGCTGCCCTGCGCGGCCTCGATCTCGACCATGGTGCGGGCCAGCAGTTCGATGGCCTCCGCATCCGTCTTGCCGTGGTGGGGCGTATGGGCGCGGGCGGCCTCGGTCAGGGTGAGCGGGCCGCGCAGAAGATATTCGGCAGTGGCGATGGCCTCGCCCAGCGTGTCGGCGCGCGGGCCGACCTGGTTGCCGTCCACCGTGGCGATGAAGCCGCCGTCCGGGTGGGTGTCGATGATCGCGGTCATGATGCTTGTTCCTTTCACCGTCAGGGAGAAGGGCGCCCCCGGACGGGCAGGGAGTGGGGGCCGTCCGGGGGCTGCCGCCGCCGACGCGCTGTCCAGGGGGCCGGTGGCGCGGCGGCGGGTGGGGATCAGGCCGGGCCGCCGGCGGTCTCCGGCTTGCCGATGAACAGCGGCAGTTCGGTCGCCTGGGCGGCCCGGTTGCAGCCTTCCTTGAAGGCGTCATCGAAGACCAGGTCAGGCCGGTACATCTGCATGGCCCAGCTGATGCGGCCTTCGCGCAGGCGGTAGCGCAGCCGCACCGCGATGCGGTACAGCGGCCCGTTGTGGAAAACCGGGATGATGATCAGGAACATATTCGGCACCTTCACCGGTGCGCCGTCCTGATCCTTGTGTTCGGTCTCGTACTGGACCTGCACTTCACCGGTCTGCAAGTTGGTGGCCTGCTTCACGCGGGCGGCCTCGTTGATCTTCATGCCGCGCGACATATCCATAAGGGTGGACTGGCCCGCCCAGGTGCCGCCCAGCAGCTTCTGCAAGTCGGCAAGGTTGCTGGAACGCTGGCCTTCGCCATCGCTGCGGCCCTTGGCAAAGCTGGGGTCGGCGGCCTCGGTCGGGGCGGCGGTGACATCGCCGATACGGTCCTCGATAAACTCCGCGAACTCGCCCTGCTCCAGCATCCTGCCGTTGACGGCATCCCATGCCTTCCATTCGTCGGACAGGGGGAAGTGGTAATGGCCACGATGGTCGGCGTGTTCAGGCGCACCATCGAAACCGGCCTGGTTGTAGTTGATGACGGAGATCAGCTGCGGGGCCTTGCGGTCATCGATCGCGAACAGCGCGCTGTGTTCGCCCTTGAAGCGGTTGGCATGGGCGATAAGCGAGTCCAGATCGGTGAAGCTGGCGGTGCCCCGGCGGCGGCGCGGGCGCTCGCGGTAGGAGCCAAGCATACCCTCGACGCTTTGCAGTTCCATGCCGCGCGGGATCAGAGCAGCAGGGGCGCTGGTGGCACCATCGGTGACCGTGACGAGCTGCGGGTTGTGCAGCGTCTTCACCAGGTCGGCGACAGTCTTGGCAATATTGTCGGTCAGCTGAACTTCAACAGGGTGGGTACTGGTAGCCATGAGAATCGGTCCTTAATCTGGAGAGGGGGGAAGCCGCTTAGTCGCCGGTACCGGTGACGTCGCGCACCTGCGTCTGGTGGCTGACGTCACGGAACATCGAGAACTGACGCGGGTTGGAGCGGGAGAGCTGGCCGCCTTCCAGCGTCCAGTACACCGAGCGGCCGCGCGCGGCCTTCGGCAGGGTGGTGGTGAAATCGCCGGTGACTTCCAGCACGCCCGCATCCAGCTTGAAATTCAGCTTCAGGGTGAGGCCGGCCTTCGGCTTGCCGCCCTGGTTGAGCTGTGCGTCCACCAGTTCGGTTACGATCTGCTGCAGCGCCTCGGTCAGGGCGTGGTGCAGGTCGCCATCTTCCTGCGTCTGCAGGAACTGGCCGAAGCTGCGGAGGATTTCGGGGTTGGCGTCAGCAGAAGCCGGCGGGGCCGGCGGGGTGTCAGGGTTCTTCGCCATGGGATGCGCCGGCCCGCTTTCGGGCGGCTGGTGGGGGCGGGTTCGCAGGCCCGCCCCCCGCAACCGATAAAGCGGATAGGCCCTTTCCTGTCTGTAATCAGGCCCGTTTAACGCCGGCCGTGTCGCGTTCGCCGGAAATATCCGCCGATGCGAGGCAGGGTAATCACGGAAATATCCGTCAGTCAAGGCGTAAAACGGATATCTCCGTGGCGGTGTCCGTCAGGAAGTTTTAAGTGGCCGCTTGCGCTTCCGGTAGAGTTGCACGACCAGACCGCGCCCAGGCTGGCCGGGACTGCCGCCATGAACGGCGACGATGGTGCCTATCTGGGCGATCCGTCCGGCGGCGATATCTGCCGCGACTTCGGCGGAATCCTCGCGCGGGATGTACCCCACCATTCCCCATTCGGTGATGATACGCACGGCATCAGGATCGTAGGGATTGTCTGGTTCCGGCACGATGGCGACGCTGTCACCCTGCTTGACAATGCGCAGGATGTCCTGCCGCGACACGCCATCGGGATTGCGGAAGCTTTCGCCATGGACGGCGGTGTAGCGCAAGGCGCGGTACCGATCCATCGGCACCGTGGGCAGCGTGCCGATGTGATATGGAGCGCGGCCGAAAAAGGCGCGGCGGAGCCGGGCCAGCAGGCCGGGCATGTGGTCAGGCCCTCTCGCTGCCCGCCACTGGTCGGGCCGCCAGTTCACTGCGGCAGTTCGGGCAAATCTTCGCGGCGCGGGGGATGTTCGTGGCGCAGTGCGGGCAGGGCTTGTTGATGCCGGTCAGCAAAACATGGATGAGGGCGACCGGCCATATCATGAAGCCGTAGAAGAACCATTTCCAGACGGTGCGGTGCTTAAGCCCGGCGATGCCGGCGACGGCGGCAGCCGCGACCAGCCATAGAATCAGCAGGTCCATGATCCTCTCCCCTTGCTGCTGCCCGGTGGTTGGCAGTACCGGGCATGGTGGCGCAACCAAGGGGCGCGGGCAAGCGGCGGGTGCTACCAGTCTTCCGCCGTGGCGATGATGCGACGGCAATGCTTGATGTCCACATTGCGGAACTGGACAGTCGCTTCCGGGTTCAGCTGGCGGAGCCACAGCCATTCGTCATCGCGGCGCAGGAACTGCTTCACGTAGCTTCGCCCATCGTGCAGCTCTATATGCACGAAATTGTCGCGATGCACCGGGCGTAAGGGGTGGATGCACAGAAGTTCGCCCTCGAAGTAGCGCGGTTCCATGCTGGTGCCGCGCATCACCAGGGCATAGGCGTGGCGGACATTGCGCAGGGCGGGCGGGCGTTCGGCATAGGCCAGCACCTCGCCGTTCGTCAGAAAGAACCCGTTCTCGCCGCCGCGAGCCTCCCCCAGCACCGGCAGATCCCGCGCGCCGGGCGGTGGGGCAGGCACGGTGACGGGGCTGTCCGGGTTGGCCTTGTGCGCATCCGTCCATGCTGCGTTGGCGTCAAGCGCCTTGGAAAAAACCGTTTCTTCGCCGGTCAGCTGTTCGACCGGTACGTTCAACACCTTGGCGATGCGTAGCAGCGTGTCATAGCGCGGGCGCTTCGACCGGCCCGCCAGAATGTCGTTCACGGCGCTGCGACCCAGCCCGGCGGCCTGGGCGACTTCCTCACCCGACCGACCCTGGCGGGCCAGAATGGCGCGCATCGTTTTTGCTAAGTCATTGTCCGTCATGGGCGGAAGTATCCGTTAAAACATACAGGAATGCACGGCGGAAATAACCGCTTGATGCCACGGATACATCCGTGCATCATCCGGGCTATGAACCGAGACAGCTTCCTTGCCCCCGTCGAAGCCTATCTGCGCCGCACCGGCCTGTCCGAGGCGCATTTCGGCAATCGTGCCGTCAATGACTGGACCTTCGTGCAGCGCCTGCGCGCCGGCCGCGTCACCATCCGCATCGCCGAGCGCGCACTGGCCTGGATTGCCGAACAGGATGCGGCGGCGCAGCTGCGGGCGATGCCAGTGGGGGCGGGTGCTGCGGAGAATCTGTCTCATACCGACAATCTGCCGCCCCGCGCGGCGGAATGACAGGGGGTACAGACATGCCGAAAACCCCGCTTCCTGACCGCGCTGCCAGCACCACCGGGCGCACCCCCTACAAGCCCCGGCCCGCCGGGAGCGTGAAGGCCGCGACCAGCCTGCTGGTGACGGCCGTGGGCGGCACGCCGGTGGCGGCGGAGCATCTGGGCTGCAGCCAGACGCATGTGCAGCGCTGGACTGACCCGGCGGAGCCGGCGCGCACCATGCCGGTGCATCGTGTGATGACCCTACAGCGCATCGCAGGATTTGCGCCGGTAACCGAGTTCCTGGCCGCCGAGATGGGCGGGGTGGTGCTGTGGCTGCCCGTTGCCGATGGCGGCGATGTGGCGCGCGACTTCGCGGCGCTGGGTGAGGCCGCCAGCAAGCTGTTTGCCGACTACGGCGCGGCGCTGGCCGGGCCGGAAAGCCCTGGCCGCGTCGATCCTCGCGAGGCGGCGCGCATGGTGCCGATCGCTGACCGGCTGATGGCGGCGCTGGCGCATCTGCGCGGCGACCTGAAGGTGATCATCGAAGGTGAGGGTGGCGGCCATGGGTAAGGCGGTGTCACTCGACCATGCCGGGGTCTATGAGGTTATCGAGGCTTACCGGCTGCCCTATTACCTGGCGGCGGCCTTCGAGGCGGTGGTGTGCGCCGGGCGCTTTGGCGTGCCGGTGCGTACCGACCTGGCACGGGCGGTGGCGTACCTCAACCGCATGCAGCGTTGCACCACCCCGGCCATGAAGCCGAAACCGGCACGGGCTTCGGTGCAGCGGCGGCTGCCGCCGAGCAAAGTGACTGGCCTGCTGGTAGGCGCCGGGAAATGGCCGGGAAGCTGGCAGCATGAGAGTGAGCGCGCGGGTATCGCCGCGCTGCTGCTGCTTTCTGTCTGTCAGGTCAGTGTGTTAGGCAATCACGTCACGACCGGCCCGAATGCGCTGCTCATCGCCGCCCATTATCTTACGGAAATCGTTAACGCCCCGGTGCAGGGTAGGGCCAGCTGATGGGCGCGCATCTGGGCGAGCTGACGCCGCTGCAGGCCCGGCTGGTGCGCTGTGTCGCCGACTGGCATGCCGAGACGGGCGGCTGGCCCAGCGTGCTGCAGCTGGCGACGGTGCTGGACCAGGCCTACGGGTCAATCTATGACCGGGTCACCATCTGCGCGCGCAAGAAATGGCTGCTGCGCGGCACCCAGCGCGACCCCGGCATAAGGCTGGCGCCCGGCGCCGATATCGCGCGCATGCGGGTGGCCGGGGTGGCCGCGCTGAAGGCAGCCGGCGGTGCGGCGGGCGGCGAGGCCACGCGAAAACGCCACCGGGCGGCGCGCAAGGCAAAACAGCAGCGCATCTGCCTGTGCTGCGGCAATCCTTTCGACAGCGACGGCAAGCACAACCGCGTCTGCGGATCCTGCAAGGGCACCGATGGCTGGCGGGCCGGCGACCTGGATGCCGGCTACCGGGTGGTGCTGTGATGGGCGCACCGAACCGGTCATCCGCCGTGATGCAGCAGCGCAAGGAAGCGCCGGACGGGCTGGATTACTTTCCGACGCCGCCCTGGGCAACCCGCGCGCTGTGCGAGCATCTGAACCAATGGGGAGATATCTCCGGCGATACGGTATGGGAGCCGGCCTGCGGAGAGGGCCATATGGCGCGACCGCTGGGCGAGTATTTCGCGCAGGTGGTGGCCAGCGACATTCACGATTACGGCTTCGGCACTGTGCATGACTTCCTGTCCGCCGGCACGCTGCTGGATGCGCCCGCCCCGCTGGACAACCCCGACTGGATTATCACGAACCCGCCCTTCAACAAGGCCGCCGAATTCGCCCTTCGTGCCGCCGGTCTGGCGCGCGAAGGCTTTGCACTACTGGTGCGGACGGCCTTCCTGGAAGGGGTGACACGGCATGCCGAGCTGTTCAGCCAGCATCCGCCGGCCTGGGTGCTGCCTTTCTGCGAGCGGGTGCCGATGGTCAAGGGCCGGGTGGACCCAGATGCGGCCAGCGCCACCAGCTATTGCTGGATGATCTGGCTGCAGCATCGCTCTGTTTCTTTCAATGCGGCGCCGGCACTGGCGTGGATTTCACCCTGCCGCAAGCGGCTGGAACGCCCGGAGGATTACCGGCTGGTGCCGGCTGGCGAGGTGGCGTGATGGGTGCCGGTTTTACAGCGCGCCATAACGCTCGAAATAGCGGCACAGCAGTGCCACCGGTTCCGGCACGGCGCGGGTGCCGCGCTCATAATGCCGCACCGCATCGGATGTGGTGCCGTCCGGCCGGACCGACAGCCCCAGCACGCGGGCCGCAGCGGCTTGGGTCAGCCCAAGCCGCTGGCGCCATGCCGCGAACTCTTCCGCCGTCACTCGTAGAACTCCAGCACCAGCCGGTAATCTGCCGCCAGGGCATCGGAGCGGCGGGCCAGCCTGTTGGCAACAATCAGGCGGCGACAGGCCGCGATCACCATTTCGTCGCCGGCATCCTTGGCGCGCTCCAGAACATTCCAGGTGATGTGCATTTTCGGGGTCATTTCCGGGTTCCTTTCCTTTTCGAGGGCAACTCGTTTTCTGTCCCTTGTATATACTATGCCAATGGCACAGTTTCAAGTCTTACCGGTCTGATTTCGCAGTGTTTTCGGAGGGCGGGGTGATGGGCGCCGCCGCGCATATCCCCTCGGTCATGGCAAGGGTTCGGCCGGTCTGCGGGGCGGCGGGCTGCCGCGAGGCGGCCTCGGTCGAGTTGCCGTTCTGCCGCGCGCACTGGCGGGCGCTGCCGGCGGAGACTCGGCGGGCGATCGTGCGGCAATGGCGCATCGGCTATGGCACGGGCGCGGAGGCCGCTAGCTTCCAGACGGCGGACGCGGTGCGGTCTGCCAGGGAGTTTCTGGCCGAGTCGCAGGCGATCGCCCGCACGGCGCGGGTGATCGAGGCGGCCAGCGCCGACCTGTTGCGGCGGGCGGAAGCGTGTGTGGCCCATCGTGCGGCAGGGAGGGCGGGGTGATGGCTGTCACTTCCCTGCGCGTGCTTGTGGGCTGCGAGTTTTCCGGCACCGTGCGTAACGCCTTCCTGACGCGTGGCCATGATGCCTGGTCCTGCGACCTGCTGCCTGCGGAGGATGGCAGCAACCGGCATATCGTTGGCGATGTGCGCGATCATCTGGACGATGGCTGGGATCTGCTGGTTGTTGCCCATCCGCCCTGCACACGGCTGTGCCGGTCTGGCCGGCGCTGGCTGTCCGGGCCGGGCCATATGACGCCGCCAAAGCAGTTGCCGAAGGGCCGCAGCTGGGCGGACATGCGGGCCGAATTCGAGGCCGGGCTTGATCTCTTCATCGCCTGTTGGCGTGCGCCGGTCGCGCGGGTGGCGATCGAGAACCCCGAAATGCACGATATTGCGCGGGCGCGTTTGCCGGCGGATGTGCCGCGCCCGCAGATGGTGCAGCCCTTCTGGTTCGGCCATCCCGAATACAAGGCGACGGGCTGGTATCTGCGTGGCCTGCCGGCACTGCGCGAAACCGAACGTCTGCCGGAACCGCCGAAAGGGTCGGAGGCCTGGAAGCAGTGGAACCGCGTCTGGCGCATGCCGCCGGGCGCGAATCGCGGTCATGAGCGCAGCCGGTTCTTCCCCGGCATGGCCAATGCGCTGGCTGATCAGTGGGGCGGCTTTGCCATGGCGCAGGTCGGGGAGTGCGCCGCATGAGCGCCCACTTCACCATCAAGCCGGGCAAGCCCCATGCCGCGCCCCTGCAGCATCGCTGCCGCCAGTGCGGCGGGCCGGCTTCCTATGGCTATGACGTTGCCTTGCGCGAGGGCCTGCTGGGCCGCTGGTACTGCCGTGATCACCGTCCGGCGGAGAGTGGCGCGGTGGCGCATGAGCGCCGGCCGGTGGGTAAGCAGGGGGAACTGCTGTGAGCCGGGTGCCGGAGCATATCCTGCAGGCGATCCGCGACCGGCTGCCGCTTTCCGGCATCATCGGGCGGCATGTGCGCCTCAAGCGCACCGGGGCCGACCATACCGGCCTGTGCCCGTTCCACAATGAGCGGTCGCCATCCTTCACCGTGAATGACGGCAAGGGCTTCTATCACTGTTTCGGCTGCGGCGCGCATGGCGATATTTTCCGCTGGCTGGCCGAAAATGAGGGTCTGGATTTCCGGGCCGCTGTGGCGCGCGCGGGCGATCTGGCGGGCGTGGACACCCGACAGTGGACACAGCCCGCCAGCGGCCATTTAACGGATGCAGTTTCAAAGCCTGAAAATGCCGCCGCCCGGCGCTTGCGCGCCGCTGGAACAACTAAGGTTATGGGCGGCCCGGAAGCAGCGGCCTGGGCGGCGGCACGGCGGGCGCGGGAGGAAGAACAGCGCCAGTCGCTGGCGAAGCGCATCGCCTATGCGCTGGAGCTGTGGCGCGGGGCGCAGCGGATCGGCGGCACGCCGGGAGAGGTTTATTTCCGGGGGCGCGGTATCACCTGCGACCTGCCGGTCAGCTTACGCTTCCATCCTGCCGTGCCGCACCCGATGCTGCGCTGGCGCCCGCTGCCGGCGGTCGTCGCCGCCGTCCAGAAGCCCGATGCGCAGCTTCTTGGCGTGTGGCGCATTTATCTGGCGCCGGACGGCAAAGGCGGCTGGCGCAAGGCCGGGGTGCATGAGGGTCTGCCGCCCAAGGAAGGTGCCAAGCTGGGGCTGGGCGATGTGCGCGGCGGGGCGGTGCGGCTGTGCCGGGCCTATTCCGGGCTGGCGGTTGCCGAGGGCATCGAGACGGCACTGGCTGTGATGAGCGATACGCCAGGTCAGGGCTGCTGGGCGGCGCTGTCCTGGGGCGGCATGGCCGGCATCGTGCTGCCGGAAATCGTGACCCGACCGCTGATCATCATGGACCATGATTCGGCGCGGTTCGAGGCCAGCAAGAGCCGTCCCTTCGGCATATGGCGGCGGCCGGGTATCGAGGGCGGGTTGCGGCTGGCCTATCGCTGCATCGCGCAGCGCCGGCACCCGCGCCTGTGGCTGTCCGCCCATGAGGGCAATGATTTTCTGGATGATCTGGTGGCCAGCGGCAGCGCCGGCCGGGGGGTGGCGGCGTGACGGAAAAAACCCCGGACCCCGGAAAAGGGAATGCGCGCGATGAAGCGCAGGGCGGGTTGCTGGACAGCGCGGCGCCCTTCGAGACGCACCAGATTGCCACCATCTGGCAGGACGGGCAGGCGGAGGGCGAACAGCCCGACCCGGCGGAGCTGGAACTGTGCCGGCTGTTGCGCAACGATATCGGCAATGCCGAGCGGCTGCGGCGGCGCTTCGGCGGCGTGCTGCTCTATGTGATCGATGTTGGCTGGCACTGGTGGGACGGGACGCGCTGGGATATGCAGCGCGGCGAGATCGAAGCCCAGAAGCTGGGACACCGCACCAGCCGGGCCATCTTCGGCGAGGCCCGCGCCCTGGCGCTGGAAGGGCCGGGCCGGGTGCTGGTGACCGACAAGGAAACCGGCGCGGTCATCGAGCAGGAAGAGACCATCGCCGAATTCGTCAAGCGGGTGGATGCGCACCGGCGCTGGGCCAGCACCAGCGGCAACGCGCCGAAACTGAAAGCGCTTCTGGAACAGGCAGCGCCCTACCTGTCGGCGCGGGTGACCGAACTGGATTCCAGCCCCTGGCTGCTGAATTTGCCGAACGGCACGCTGAACCTGGCGGCGGAGCGGGTACCGGACATGCCTGCCGCCGGCATGCGGGCGCACGATCCCGCCGACCTGATCAGCAAGGTGGCGCGGGTAAAATATGACCCGGACGCTGCCTGCCCGATCTTCGATAGCTTCATGGCGGAAATCCTGCCCGATGCGGATGTGCGGGCCTTTCTGCAGCGCTGGTTCGGATACTGCCTGACCGGGCTGACTGTCGAACAGTGCCTGGTCTTCCTGTATGGGACGGGTGCCAACGGCAAGTCCACGCTGGTCGAGTTGCTGCTTTGGATACTGGGCGACTATGCGATGACGCTGAATTTTGCGTCGCTCTATCACGATGACCGCAAGCGCGGCGGCGAGGCGACGCCGGATATCGCGCAGCTGCCGGGGGCGCGCATGGTGCTGGCCAGCGAGCCGGAAGCCGGGGTGCGGTTTTCCGAATCGCTGGTGAAGACGCTGACCGGCGACGAGAGCATCAAGGCGCGGAACCTCAACAAGGGGTTCTTCGAGTTCACCCCGGAATTCAAGCTGACCTTGGCCGGCAACCACAAGCCGACCATCCGGGGGCAGGATGAGGGCATCTGGCGGCGCATCCACCTGGTGCCCTTCACCGTGCAGATCCCGAAGGAACGGCGCGACCGCAAGCTGAAGGACAAGCTGCGGGCGGAGGCCAGCGGCGTGCTGAACTGGCTTATCGAGGGCGCGCGCGAGGTGCTGGAACATGGGCTGATGCCGCCGGCCAGCGTGGCGGCGGCCACCGAGCAATACCGGGCGGAAAGCGATCAGCTGGGGCAGTTCCTGAATGACGAGACGGAGAAGGTGCCGGGCGCGCGGGTGCAGGCCACCATACTGTATGGCCGCTATTGCGACTGGTGCCGGGAGAATGCGGCGGAGCCGATCAGCGCCACGCTGTTCGGGCGGCGGCTGCGGGACCGGGGCATGGAAAGCGAGAAGTACGGGGTGATGTACTGGCGCGGCATCGAATTGCGCCAGAAGGAGGAACCCCGGACCCCGGACGATGGGAGCGGCGGGCATGGATAGGGTGGTGGTGGCGTTCAAACCCTCCAACCTTCCACAACCCTCCATGGGAAAAGACACGGTTTATCAATGACTTTGGAGAGTTGGAGGGTTTGGAGGGTTTCCCGCGTCACGTATAGAGCATGCGAAGACCTGTCTTTCTTCTCATGCGATGTATGGGGAAAACTATCCAAACCCTCCAAAGTAAGCGTAAGCATTTGAGTTGTAACGGTTAATGGCGATGGAAGGTTTGAAAGCCAACCTTCCATACCCTCCAAACCCTCCAGACGGGAGTGACGGCGATGGCGAAGGCGAGGATGGATAAGGTGGCGTCTTTCGACAGCGGGCTTGATCTGCTGCCGGGGCGGACCGCACGGGTGCGGTGGACGGATGAGGGTGGCGACCGGGTCGAGCGGGTGGCAAAGCCCTACCGGGCGCCGGCACGGCAGCCGGTGCGGTTGATCCCCGATGTTACGGTCGAGCCGGACGTCTGGGATGCGGCGCTGGTGCGTTGGCATCTGATCGACGCCATGCGCACGCTGCGGCGGCTGCCGGGCGGGCTGGCCATCGGGAGGATGCGCTGCGGCCTGCCGGAGCCGGTGCGCAGCGCGGTGGAAGCTTATGGCTATGAGCGGGTCTCGGTGCGGCTGGCGCCGGATGCGGCGGCGATCGACCGGCTGGACCGGGCGCTTGATTGGCTGCTGTGGGTCGGCAATCCGGTGGACAGGCTGATCGTCACCGGCACGGCCCTGGGGCTTTCGCTGCGGGCGGTGGCGCAGGAGCTGCTGGCCAGCGGCCGGCTGGCCTGCAGCCATGAGACGGTGCGCACGCGCGAGCGGGCGGCGCTTGAGCTGGTCGCGGCGCGGCTGAACCGGCATGCGGACAGGCGGCAGGCGGGTCGGAAATGATTTGACAATATGCCCGGAATTTGACAATCCTCCCTGTATCGCTGACGTAGTGCGCCCGGTTGAGCCGAAAGGTTCCGCCGGGCGTTCTCGTTTGTGGTGTGCCGTCCTCATGTGAGGGTGTCGAGATAGCCTCCCTAAACTGACGAAGCCCTGGCCGGGATGACCCCGCGCCGGGGCTTCGGCTTTTCAGGGCGGCAAGAGGGGAGCCGATGGGCTGGTCACCGCCGAAGCCATGCGCCAGGCCGGGCTGCGGCGCGCTGGTGCAATCGGGCAGGTGGTGCCCGGCACACAAGCCGGCGCCGCGACCGACAGCGCCGAAGCCATACGATGCGGAGAAGCGGCGGCCCTACAAGACGGCGGCATGGTTGCGGTTCCGCAAATGGTTTCTGACCCAGCATCCGGTGTGCTGCACACCAGGATGCGGGCAGCCGGCCACCGAGGTCGATCACATCATCTCTCTGGATGATGGCGGCGCGCATCTTAGCACCTCGAACAGTCAGGCGCTGTGCAAGCCGTGCCACAGCCGCAAGACAGCGCGGCAGGATGGCGGCTTTGGCCGCCGCAAGGGGAGGGGGTAGGCAAATCTCTACACCCCTGCCGCTTAGGACCGTTTGCGGTAGTCACGTTTATGCGTCCGCGAAATTGGAGAATCAGGAAAGTTTGTCATGCGTGGCCGGCCACCGAAGTCCAATGAGCTGAAAGCTTTGCAGGGCGATACGCGGCGTAAGGGATCGCGTAAGGCAAAGGCGGAAGTGAAGGCGACAGCCGCCAAGGAATCGGCACCGGTTGAAACGCCGCCGGTCGATCCGATGGCGCCGCCGCCGGAAGTGACGGGCCGGGCGGCTGACATCTGGAAAAGGGATTTTTTTTCGATCGTCCGCGATGGCTTCGTGAAGGCGACGGACCTGCAGCTGTTCGCGCTCTACTGCCGGGAGCTGGCACGATACGAAACGCTCGATGCCATCGTGGCGCAGAATAACGGTTTCTATGAAACCACCTCTAAGCACGGGAAGATGCTGCGCAAGCATCCCGCCGTTGATCTGCGCGACAAGGCGCTGGCCATGGTGATGAAGATGCAGGTTGAGCTGAACCTGACGCCGAAGTCCTGGATGCAGACCGCCTCCGTGCGCGATGTTCGCCAGCTGATGTTGCCGCTGATGCCCGGCCGCGATGGCGTGAAGCAGCCGAAGCCGCAGGCGGAGGCAGACAGCGCGCCGCAGCCTTCGCCGAGCGAGACGGCGGCGGGCAACCTGTCCTCGTTCCTGGCCGGGAATCCATCGCGCCAGGTGCATTAGGCGATGGTGGAACCGGGGCACGCTCCCGCGCTGCGGTGCGGCGGCGACGTCGATGCTTATATCGAACAGGTCCGCATGGGCCTGATTGCCGACCGTCCGACGCGTTATTGCATCGACGTGGTGGACGGCAAGATCCCGGCGGGCCGGCTGAACAAGCTTGCCTGCCAGCGCCATCTGGACGATCTGCGCACAGGCCCGGCGCGCGGCCTGGCCTGGCATCTGCCGGCGGCGGATTACGCCATCAACTTCTTCCCCCTGCTGCGGCACAGCAAGGGCGAGTGGCGCGGCCAGCCGGTCATGCTGCAGCCCTGGCAGTGCTTCACGGTCGGGTCAGTCTATGGCTGGAAGCGAACCGGCGACTGGCTGCGCCGCTATGTGAAAGCGTTCGAGGAAGTGCCGAAGAAGAACGGCAAGTCCACGAAGCTGGCGGGTGTCGGCCTGTTCGCCCTGGTGGCGGACGGGGAGCAGGGGGCGGAGGTCTATGCCATCGCCACCAAGCGCGACCAGGCACGCATCATCTTCAACGAGGCGCGCGAGATGGTGCGCACCTCACCGGAACTGAAGAGCCGCCTGCGGCCCTTTCAGAACAATATCTCGGATGAGGAAACCTATTCGAAGTTCGAACCGCTGTCGGCGGATGACAAGACGGCGGATGGTCTGAACCCGTCCATGGCCCTGGCCGACGAGCTGCACCGGCACAAGAAGCGCGATCTGCTGAACCTGTTCGACAATGCACTGGGTGCGCGTCGCCAGCCGATTCTGTGGATCATCACCACGGCCGGCGATGACAAGCCGGGCACACCCTACGATACCGAGCGCGAATATGCGCGCAAGGTGCTGGAAGGTGCGCTGGAAGACGATACCTACTTCGCCTTCATCGCCTGCGCCGATATCACCGGCGCCGATGATGACGATGACTGGCGCGACGAGACAACCTGGATCAAGGCCAACCCGAATTACGGGATCAGCGTGAAGGCGGCTGATATGGCGCGCATGGCGGCCAAGGCGGCCGGCGCACCGGATGCGCTGGCCGACTTCCTGCGCTTCCGGCTGGGGGTGAGGCAGTCGGATGTGAATGCCAGCATCCGCATGGTGGACTGGAAGAGGAACACGCAAGGCCCGATCGACCTGGCGGCGCTGGCCGGCCGGCGCTGCGTCATCGGGGTGGACCTGTCGGCGAAGACCGATATCACGGCGACGGTAAAGGTCTTCCCGCCGGTGGAAGAGGGGGAACGCTGGATCTGGGTATGCCGGTTCTGGATGCCGGAAGCGCGGGTGAATTACCTTACCGACATGGACCGGGCGCCCTATCGGCGCTATGTCGAGGAAGGCTGGATATCGACCTGTGACGGCAACCGCATCGATTACAATGATGTGTTGGCCAGCCTGATGGCGGATTACGAAACCTATCAGGTGAGCGAGGTTACGTTCGATCCCTGGAACGCGGGCACGCTGGAAGCTGATCTGATGGATCAGGGCGTGCCGGTATCGGAATTCCGCCAGGGTATGTTCAGCTATTCGCACCCGACCAAGGAATTCCTGGACATGGTGCTGGACGCCAAGCTCGAACATGGCGGCAATCCAGTGCTGCAGCTGATGGCGGCCAACCTGGTCTGCAAGACCGACGACAACAAGAACAAGATGCCGGCGAAGGGCCGCAGCCGTGGCCGGATCGACGGCATATCCGCCGGCATCATGGCGCTGGGCCGGGCGATTACGCCTGGTGCCGAAGCGCCGAAAGGCCCGTCTGTGTACGAGGGCCGCGGCATTCTGATGGTCTGATCGAGGACAGAAAGCATGGCATTGACGAGCTGGCTGCGCGCTGCCCTTGGGATGGCCCCAAAGGCAACGGCGCAGCGCTTCGACCTGACCAATATGTCACCGGAAGATATGCGGGATTTCCTGCGCATCGGTGGCAGCATGGCAACAACCTCGGGAGTTTCCGTCACCGAATCCTCTACTATGCGCGTCGCAGCCGCCTGGCGTTGCACCCAGATCATCTGCGGCGCGGTATCCTGGATGCCGCTTGACCTGGTGATCCGGGAATCGGAGAAGGTCCGGCGCCCTGCGGTCGGGCATCCGCTGCGCCATGTTCTGACCGTGCGCCCGAATACCTGGCAGACGCCGAAGGAATTCCGCCAGATGATGCAGGCGCAGATGCTGCTGCGCGGCAATGGGTACGCCCGCAAGGTTATGGCTGGCAGCCGGCTGGTCGGGTTGATTCCGCTGCACCCGGACAGGGTGAGGCCGGAACAGATGTCCGACATGAGTATTCGCTATCATGTCACCCGGCCGGACGGGCAGAGCCTTACCCTGACGCAGGCCGATATGCTGCATCTGCGCGGTCTGTCACTGGATGGCTGGCGCGGCCTGTCGGTGATGTCCTGCATGCGTGAGGCGCTGGGCCTGTCGATCCAGGCGGAACATGTGGCCGCCCGGTTGTTCAAGGATGGCACGCTGGCCGGCGGTGTGTTCACCCACCCCAGCACGCTGACCGAGCCGGCCTATAACCGGCTGCGCGACTCGCTGGCGGAGAAGCATGGCGGCGCGGAGAACGCGCACAAATACATGATCCTGGAAGAGGGGATGAAGGCGGAGGCGCTGGCCATGTCGGCGGAGGACGCGCAGTTCCTGCAGACCCGTGACTTCCAGCGGTACGACATCGCCATGTTCTTCGGTGTGCCGCCGCACCTGATCGGCGCGACCGAGAAGAGCACCAGCTGGGGCAGCGGTATCGAACAGCAGAATATCGGCTTCGTTACCTACACCCTGGCCGACTGGCTGCGCACCTGGGAAGAATCGATCAAGCGCGATCTGATGTCGGCTTCCGAGGCCGAGACCATGGATGCGCGCTTCTCGACGGCCGGCCTGCTGCGCGGCGACGTGAAGAACCGCTGGGGCGCCTATGTGCAGGCGCTGCAGTGGGGTGTGTACAGCCCCGATGAAGTGCGCGCACTTGAAGACGAGAACCCCCGCGCGGACGGGGCGGGCGGTGTGTATTACGACCCGCCAAACACGGCGGGCCTTCCGTCCGGCACGGCCGCTGGTGATCGCCAGCATGACCATGAAGAGGATCGCGTGCAATGAGCTTGCGCCAGCTGCCGAAGATTCAGGCCCTGCAGATCGATGGTCTGACATGGGAAGCCCCGGTTTCCGCCCTTGCCAAATGGCCGGCGGAGATCCGCGCCGCCGACACGGAGGGCGAATCCATCATCAATATCTATGGCGTGATCGGCGCCGATTTCTGGGGCGATGGCATCACTGCCGCCTCGGTCGCCGCCACCCTCCGCCAGATCGGCAACAAGCCGGTGACGGTCTCGATCAATTCGCCCGGCGGTGACATGTTCGAGGGCATCGCCATCTACAATCTGCTGCGCCAGCATCCGGCGGAAGTCACGGTCAAGATCGTGGGCTATGCCGCCAGCGCCGCCAGCGTCATCGCAATGGCGGGCGACAATGTGCTGATCGCCAGGTCCGGCTTCCTGATGATTCACAATGCCTGGGTCTGTGCGTGCGGCGACCGGCACTACTTCACCGAGATCGCGGCCATGCTGGAACCGTTCGACGCGGCGATGGCCGATGTCTATGCCAGCCGCAGCGGCCAGGACAAGGATGCCATCGCGGCGATGATGGATGCGGAGACCTGGATTGGTGGCGTTGCCGCCATCGAACAGGGCTTCGCCGACGATTACCTGCCGGCTGATCAGGTGACGGCCGAACCGGAGGAAGCTGCGGCCCAGTCCGCAGCCCGGCGCCTCGATCTGGTGCTGGCGAAAGCCGGCCTGCCGCGTTCCGAGCGGCGCAGCCTGATGAAGGATTTTCGCGGCACGCCAGGCGCTGCCGCCTCCGCCATGCCTGGCGCTGGCGATCTCGTGGCCGACCTCCGGTCGGTCATCGCTACTCTCAAATCGTAGGAGGCCCAGATGGGCATGATGGATATTCACAGCCGCAAGGGTCGCGGCACGATCCTTGGTGGTGTCCGCGCGGATGCGACGGGCGCCGAGGCGAAGAAGCTGATGGCGGACATCAAGACCGCTTTCGAGGAATTCAAGGCGGCAAATGACAAGGAACTTGCCGACCTGAAGAAGGGGCTTACCGATGCGGTGCAGTCGGAAAAGGTGGACCGCATCAACGCAAGCATCAGCGACCTGCAGGCGCAGCTGGCCGATCTCGCGACCAAGCAGGCGGCGGCACAGATCGGCGGCGGCGATGGTAATGCCGACGAGGTCAAGGCGCTGGCCAGCTTCCGCCGCGATACCGGCCAGGATGTCAGTGCCGAGGATTTCCGGGCCTATGGTCCGTCGCTGAACACTTATCTGCGGCGCGGCCAGTCCACCCCCTCCGCCGTCCTGGCGCAGATGAGCGTCGGGTCCGATCCGGCTGGCGGCTATACCGTGATGCCGACCATGAGCGACCGCATCATGACGCGCATCTACGAGACCAGCCCGATGCGGCAGCTCGCCTTCGTCACCACCATCGGCACCGACCGGCTGGAAGGCTTCAACGATCTGGAGGAAGCCGAGGCCGGCTGGGTTGGCGAGACCGAGACCCGGCAGGACACGGCGACGCCGGGTCTTGGCATGTGGGCGATCCCGGTGCATGAGGTGTTTGCCCAGCCGAAAGCGACGCAGAAGCTGCTGGACGATTCGGCCTGGGATATCGAGGGCTGGCTGGCGGACAAGGCGTCGGACAAGATGGCGCGGACGGAGACCACGTCCTTCTTTGCCGGCACCGGCGACAAGCGCCCGCGCGGTCTGCTGACCTATGCCACGGCGGCGACGGCGGATGCCACGCGCCCCTGGGGTACCTTCGAGCATATCAACACCGGCCAGTCCGGTGCCTGGCCGGCGGCCAATCCCGGCGACGCGCTGATCGACCTGGTGTTCAGCCTGAAGGCGGCATGGCGCAACAACGCCAATTTCTGCATGTCGCGGAATACGGTGGCTGCGGTGCGCAAGCTGAAGGACGAAGAGGACCGTTACCTCTGGCAGCCGAACTTCGAGGCCCGCCAGGGCGGCCTGCTGCTGGGCTATCCCATCGTGGAAGCCGAGGACATGCCGGCGATCTCCGCGAATGCGCTGTCCATCGCCTTCGGTGATTTCCGCGAGACCTACACCATCGTGGACCGGGTTGGCATCCGGGTGCTGCGCGATCCGCTGACCCAGAAGGGGTTCGTGAAGTTCTACACGACCAAGCGGGTCGGCGGCGGCGCCACCAGCTTCGAGGCGATGAAGTTCCTGCGCTTCGGCAGCTGATCCCAGCCGGATCAAAAGACACGAGAAGGGGCGGGTTGCCGAGGCACTCCGCCCCTTCTGCTTTTGCCCTTGTCACTCGCGATCATTGAAAGGATAGGACAATGTCCCTGCGAGACCTTCGCAATAATCTGGGCGCCGCCGAATCGGTGCGCCCGGCCGTCCATGCCGACAGCGTCACCGGCGAGATCGTCGATACGCGTGGTTTCGATTCCGCCATGGTGCTGGTGCAGACCGGTGCCATCGCCGGCGCTGGCGACTTCACGCCGAAGCTGCAGCACAGCGACACCACCACGGGCGGCGATTTCACCGATGTGGAAGCCGCCGATCTGCTGGGCGACTTCCCGGTGATCCTGACGGCAAACGGTGTGACGCGCGTCGGCTATGCCGGCCCCAAGCGTTATCTGCGCGCGGTGCTGACCAAGAATGGCGGCACCTCCATCGCGGCTTCGGCCTCGGTGGTTCTGGGCCATCCGCACCAGCGCCCGGTGGCCTGACGGCAACCATATCCCGTAATTCCTACAGGCGGGCTGGCCCGCCAGCGAGGACATACAAATGGCGACCAAGACGATCACCATGACCGAGACCAAGCCGGGCAGCCCGGATGGCGCGACGGTCAATACCTACGAGAAGGGTGTGACCTATGAGGACATGCCCGACGCTCTGGCGGATGAGTTCCTTCGCGCCAAATGGGCGGTGGAGGGCACGGGCAAAAAGAAGTCTGGCACCGCAGCCGTCGCCGAACCGCCGGCCGCGTAGGCACCCGGACTGGATGAACAGGGCCGCTTCCCGGTGACGGGCGGCGGCCCTTTCCAATAGAGGGCAAGATGCATCTTATCCCGGTTGCGCCACCAGCCGAGCTACCGCTGACCATCGCCGCCCTGAAGGAACACCTGCGCGTCGATGGTGCCTATGATGACGCGGTGATCGAATCCTACCTGTCCACCGCAATGGCCTATATCGACGGTCGCGATGGTGTGCTGGGCCGGGCGCTGGTGGCACAGGACTGGGCGGTACAGCTGGATGGCGGCTTTCCTTCCGGCGGCGGTATGATCCGTCTGCCGCTGCCGCCGCTGCGTGACGTGACGGAGATTGCCTATATCGACCCGGCGGGCGTTGAACAGGTGCTGGATGCGGCGGCCTATCAGGTGCTGACCAACCGGGAACCGGGCGAGGTGCGCCCGGCCTATGGCCTGACCTGGCCGGCGACGCGCTGCCAGCCGGCCGCCGTCACCATTACCTACACCGCCGGCTTCGGCGACGCGGCAGCGGTGCCAGAGGATTACAAGCATCTGCTGCGGTTCCTGGTCGCGCACTGGTATGCGCAGCGCGAGCCGGTGACTGTCGCCGGCAGTGTCAATTCCATGCCGCTGTCGGTGCAGGCTCTGGTTGGCAAGCTGCGCATCTGGGGATTCCGCTGATGGCGCTGCAGGCGGGGAAGCTGGACCGGCGCCTGCGGATCGAGCGCAAGGCGGTGTCGCGCGACGCCTATCTGGCGGAGGTGGTCAGCTGGCAGGAGGTCGCCACGGTCTGGGCCAGCAAGCGCGATCTGTCCGGGCGGGAATTCTTCGCCGCTGATGCCGTGCAGTCGGAAGTCACGACCGAGATCACTATCCGCTGGCGTGCCGGCATCGGCCCGGAACTGCGGCTGGTGCTGGACGGTGCGGCCTATGATATCGAATCGGTGACCGAGATCGGCCGCCGGGAAGGCTTGCTGCTGCGCTGCACGCGCGGCGGTACTGTGCCGCTGCTGGTTGAGCTGTCCGGCCATCTGGCCCTTGCCGCGACTCTGGCCGGTAATCTGCGGGTGGAGAAGCGGCTTGCTGGCGTGCTTACCGGTGGCCTGGCGATGACCGGCGATCTGAAGACGCGCGGCGATGTCCTGTTGGCCGGCGCACTGCATGGTGCGCTGCTGCTGACCGGGCGGCTGGCGGGCGCCGGTGCCGCGCTGTCCGGCACGATCACCGGCACGCTGGCAATGGCCGGCGCCCTGCGGGTTGAAAAACGTCTGGCCGGTAACCTGGCCGGTGGCATTTCCCTGGAAGGCACGGCGCTGGTGGCGCGTCATCTTGCCGGTGGTTTGCAGGGCGGCCTGACGCTGGCCGGTGATCTGACCGTGCCGCCGTCCGGTGATCCATCCTGGGAGATGGTCTCGCTCTCGATGCCGATGGATGGGGAAGAAGCCTCCACCACTCTGGTGGATGTAAAGAATTCCTGGCGCAGCTTTACCCGCATCGGCAGCACGGCGGCACTGGATACGGCGGTGAAGCAGTTCGGCACGGCCTCGCTGTCGATCGGAGCGCAGAGCTATTTCCGTTGCGACAATGCCGTGGCGTTCGATTTCGGGGCTGGCGACTTTACGGTGGAGGCCTGGTATCGGCGCGGTGCCGGTTCTGGCAACAGGTGGATCGCCGCTAAATGGGGATCGGGCACAAAGGCAACGGCGGCGAGCTGGGGTTTGTATGAGCAGGATTCCAAGCTGACCTTCGTCTATTACAACCAGTCGAACAGCTTTATGTCGCTGAATCTTGACCACACGCCGATCGAAGGAACCTGGCGGCATGTCGCGGTGACAAGGGAGGCGGGTACCTTCCGCCTCTATGCTGATGGGGTGAAGCTGGGGGAGATGTCCAACGGCGATGTGATCCGCAGCGGCGTGGCGCCCTTCTCGGTCGGCGGTTTTGATGGCACCTCACATCTTGGTGAGCCCTGCCATCTGGAAGATGTGCGGGTGACCAAAGGGGTGGCGCGCTATACCGGTGAAAGCTACAGCGTACCCACCGGTCCGCATCCGGTGGAAAGCCCGGAGACGGGCGATCTGTGGACGCCGCTGCAGCAGGGTGATCTGGCGCTGTGGCTGGATGCCGCCGACGATTCGGCGGTGTCGGTGGATGCCGGCGCGGTCAGCGCATGGGCGGACAAGAGCGGTAATGCAAGGCATGTGGGGGAGGTCAACGCCTCGCGCCGCCCAGCCTATCAGGCGGCGGGGTGGCCGGGCGGCCTGCCCTGCATCGACTGGGATATTGCGGCGAACGTGAAGCGGCTGTTTCACGATCCGGGCGTCGCCGGTCAGGACTATCGGATCAACTTCGTGGTGGCAGTCTGGGACGATCCGGCCGGTACCTTCCCGACTTACAACGCGCTGTTCGGTGGCTATGCACAGGCGGGCCTGAATTCGGGTGTCTGCCTGGCTGTTGCATCCGGCGGCACCAGCTGGTTCACCGGCGGCGCCGGGGCCTGGCATGCCGGCCAGACATTCCACAATGGCGCGGCGGCTGCTGATCTGACGGCGATGCCGCTTATCCAGTCGCCCTTCATCGTTCGCGCCGACAGCGCCGCCGCGACGAATGCGCAGGGCGTGACCATCGGCAACAACCGCAATTACATCAGCAACAACTATGGCTGGCGCGGGCGGGTCGCTGAAGTGGTCTCGGTGTCGGTAGCGATCAGCCTTGCCGACAAGCAGCGCATCGAAGGGTATCTCGCCCACAAATGGGGCATCGCCCTGGAAGCAGGGCATCCCTACGAGTCTGCCCCACCGATAATCTAAAGGAGATCAGCATGGCGAATTTCTCGACCTATACCCGGCAGGCGATCGCCAACTGGCTGCGCGGCAACGCCGCCATGCCGGCGCAGGCGCAGCCCTATGTCAGCCTGTGGGATGGCGACCCGACCGATGGCGGCAGCGATGTGACGGCGATGATCCGCCCGGCTGGCCGCGTGGCTGTCACCTTCGGCGCGCCGACAGACGGCGCAATGGCGAACAGCACCGCCGTCGATTTCGGCGAGGCGGATGGCGGCGCCAGCGTATCGCATTACGCGCTGCATGACGCGGCGACGGACGGCAACATGCTGGGCAGCGTGGCGCTGGACTCCTCGAAGGTGGTGAATGCCGGCGACCCGGTCAGCTTCCCGATCGGCGACCTTACGGCGGACGTGGATTAGCCATGGCGCGCAAGAGCCAGATCCTCGGTGCTGCCGCGCTGGACAAGGTGCTGGGCCAGCTGCCGCGCCGAATCGAAGAACAGACGGTGCTGAAGGCGCTGCGGGCTGGTGCCAGCCCCATCGTGAAGGATGCGAAGAAGCGCGTGCCGGTGCGCAGCGGCAAGCTGAAGAAGGCAATCACCGTGCGCAAGGGCAGCCGCAGGCGGACGGCCAAGGGCGGCGGACAGCTGGTAATCGGCTTCAAGCCGCCGGTCAGCCGCCGTGCGCATCTGACCGAGTTCGGTACGAGCAAGCAGCCGGCGCAGGCCTTCATGCGGCCTGCCATCGAATCGCAGGGGCAGGCGGCGATCGATGCCATCGGCAAACGGCTGGGCGGCGATATCGAAAAGGCGGCGGAAGCACTGGCCGGCCCCTATGCCAAGTCCGGCCTGGGCAAGAGCCGGCGGCGGAGGCGGTAGGTATGGCTCCCCCCGTCTATCGGATGGAACAGGCGCTGGCGGCCTGGCTGCTGGCGCAGCTGCCGGTCGCGGCGATTCTTGGTGCCCGTCTCTATCCGCTGGTGTTGCCGCAGGAGGGTCAGCTGCCGGCGGCGACCTATCAGCGCATCGGCGCCGATATCGAATATGACCTGGACGGGCCAGCCGGGCTTGAGCGCCCGCTGGTGCAGATCGATTGCTGGGGGTCCAGCTTCGCCGATGCGCGCGGCCTGGCCGGTGCCATCCGCGATGCGCTGCACGGCTATGCCGGGCCGATGGGGGATGTGACCGTGCAGCGCATCATCATCGAGCGCGAGGCCGACGAATACGAGGCGGAGACGCAGCTTTACCGTTGCGGCGCGGATTACCGGATTTCCGTCAGCACCTGACGCTGGCGGTGAATAGTGTGATGGCAGAGGCCGCCGGGGAACCGGCGGCCTTTCTTTTTGAAAGGAGAGCGATATGGCAGGCGAATCTAGCCAGGGTTCCGGGCTGTTCTACGAAGACCCGAACACGCCGGACACCTGGATCAAGGTGGCCGGTGTGGTGAGCATTGACGGCCCGACCGGCAGTTCGAGCGAACTGGATGCCAGCGACCTTGATTCGACGGCGCGGGAATATGTTCCCGCCTTGCCGGACGAGGGCAGTGTCTCGCTGGAAATGAACCTGCTGCACGGGAATGCAACGCAGGAATTCATGCAGGACGCGAAGATCGCGCGTACCACCCACAACTGGCGTATCCGCCAGAAGGTCGATCCCGACAAGGGCATCACCTTCGCCGGTTATGTCAGCGAGTTCTCGTTCGCCGCCGGCACCGACGCGATCAAGAAGATCAGTGCCACGTTGCGCGTGACCGAGGCTGTCTCGCGTTACGACCTGACCCCGGACCCGTAATCACCGGCGAACCGCGACTGGTGGCCATTTAACGGCGCCGGTCACCCCTTCCGTCTTCCTGCCTTCCTAGTGAGGAAACATGACTAAAGTGAAAACCACCCAGACCACGGGCGGCGGGCTGCTGTCCGCCGCCGCTATCCTGTCCGCCGCCGATCTGCCGCATGAGGATGTGGCTGTACCGGAATGGGGCGGCACTGTCCGTATCCGCACCATGATGAGCCGGGAGCGCGACGAGTTCGAAACCTGGCTGATCGCCAACCAAGGCAAACACCAGAATGTGCGTGGGCATCTGGTGGCCCTGTGCGCGGTTGGCGATGACGGCCAGCGGCTGTTCACCATCGAGCAGGCGTCGGCGCTGGGTGAGAAATCGGCTAAGGCAATGGACCGGTTGTTCGATGTGGCGCAGCGGCTGAATGGGATGGGCGCGGCGGACATCAAGGAACTGGAAAAAAACTGATCCAGCGGCCAGACCGGCGCTTCGCCTTTCGGCTGGCGCTGGCTCTCGGCCGCACGGTGCGCGAATTGCACACCAGCCTGGACGCGCGCGAGTTCGCGGAGTGGCAGGCTTTCGACCAGCTTGAGCCGATCGGAGCGCCGGCCGCCGAACTGCGCACCGGTATCCTCGCCGCCAACATTGCCAATGCCGCGCCGCATCGGAAGCGGGCCAAACCTTTCGTGCCGAAGGATTTCATGCCGCATCTGGCGCGCGAGGAAAAGCTTGCCTGGGCGGCACTGGGTTTCGACCGGCAGGCGGACATCGTCGCGGAGCGGCTGCTGGCGCGCTTCGGCGCCGGCAGCAAGAAGGAGACGTAAATGGCGACCATCGGCAGTCTCGTGGTGGATCTGGTCGCGCAGACCAGCAGCTTCCAGGCGGACATGGGCAAGGCGCAGGCGGCGCTGAACAGCGCGGGCGCACGAATGAATCGTGTGCTGTCCGGTGTCGAGCGAGGCTTCGGCGGGTTCAACCGGTCGGTGCAGCAGAGCATCGGCGGCATCTTCAACCTGCGCGGCGCAGTAGCCGGTCTGCTGGGCGGTGCCGGTCTCGGTGCGATCATCAACGGGTCGCTTGAAGCGGCTTCCGCAATTGACGATGTGGCGCAGAAGGCCGGTGTCTCCGCTGCCTTCCTTCAGGAGATGCGCTTTGCCGCGTCGCAGAACGGTGCCTCGGCGCGGGACATGGATGATGCGATCACGCGCCTCAACCGCCGGCTGGGTCTCTTCGTCACCACCGGCGGCGGTCCGGCAAAGCAGGCCATCGAAGCGCTTGGGCTGTCGGTGCGGGATTCCAGCGGGCAGCTGCGCGGTTCCGAGTCGATCTTCGAAGAGGTGACCGGCAAACTGGCGGCATTGTCTTCGGAAGCCGAGAAGTCGGCGCTGGCCAGCCAGCTGTTCGGCGAGGATGCCGGCCCGCGTCTGGTGCAGTTGCTGAATCAGGGGGCGGACGGCATCCAGGGTCTGCGCGAGCGCGCGCAGTCGCTTGGCCTTGTCATGGATGAATCGCTGATCCGGCAGGCCAAGTCGGCCAGCGACAATCTGGGCGCGCTGGGGCAGGTGATCAAGACGCGGGTGACGGTGGCGGTGGCACAGCTGGCGCCGCAGATCGACCGGCTGGTGACCGATGCGCTGGCGGTGTTGCCGGCGCTGGTGACGCGCGCCGGCCAGGCCTTCGAGTTCCTGAACAAGCATATGTGGGTGGCAACCACCATCATGGGGGCAATGGCCGGCGCCAAGCTGGGGTCGGTATTCGGTCACTGGGGTGCGCTTATCGGCGCGGTGGCCGGCGCGCTGGGCGGGGCCTTCGTTCCGTCGATGGTTAAATCCGCGATGGCGGCAGATGACACGGCCAGCAGCCTGAATCAGGTGACCGAGTCGGCCAGCCGGCTGTCGCGCGTCGGCAATGTGGGGGGGGGCCTTGCTGCCGATCTGCGCAAGGCGCAGGAGGAAGCCGCAGCGCTGCTGGACCGGATCGACAATCGCTGGCTGCAGGCGACCGGCCAGCAGCTGGCGCTGATCGAGAAGCGCAAGAACGAGGAACTGGCGGCGCTGGAAGCAACCGCCGCCAGTGCCGAGCAGAAGGCCGCCGCGACGGTGAAGATCGAGCAGTCGGCGGCAGCGGAGATTGCCGCCATTGCCAAGCGCGGCGCGGAAGAGCGGGCGCGCGAGACGGAGCGGGTGGCGCAGGAGGCGGCGCGGGCGGAGGAAAAGCGGCAGGGCTTTGTCGATCGCGTGACACAGGATTACCTGCAGGCGACGGGCCAGCAGATCGCGCTGATCGAGCGGCGCCGCGAAACTGAACTGGCGGCGCTGGATCAGCTGGTGCTGTCGGAGAGCGCCGCCGCCACGGCGCGCGAACAGATCGTCGCTGCCGCCGAAGCGCGCAAGAGTGAGATCGTCACCGCCGAGGCGGAACGCCGGCAGGGCATCGTGCAGCGGATCGAGGCGGCCTGGTTGCAGGCGACCGGTCAGCAGGAGGCGCTGATCCAGCGCCGCCGTGATGCCGAGCTGCGCATGCTGGAAGATATCGGCCTTGGTGAGGAACAGCTGGCGCAGCTGCGCGTGATGGTGAACGACACGGCGGCAGCCGAGATTGCCGATATCCACGCCCGCGAGGCGGAGAAGCTGGCCAAGGAACAGGAGCGCGCCGCGCAGGAGGCGGAGCGCGGATGGGAGCGGTTCGGCGACCGGACCAAGGGCGTGCTGGAAGACCTGGTGCAGGGCGGCAAGTTGTCGCTGCAGGGGCTGATCAGCCTGGCCGACGATGCGCTGCAGGCGGTGTTGCGGTCCAGCGGTGCTGCGGGCGCCGGGCAAGGGCAGAGCACCGGCGGACTGATCGGAACCGCCTTCGCCAGCCTGCTGGGCTTTGCTGATGGCGGCCGGCCGCCGG